TTTACAAAGAATGGGAACCAGACACCTTGATTATTGAGAAAAGAGCAGCCGGGGCTCCTCTTATTTATGAGCTTCGGCAGATTGGTGTTCCTTTGTCTGAGTACACACCCAGCAAGGGCCATGACAAGATTAGCCGTGTAAACTCTATTGCAGACCTGTTTGCCTCTGGGATTGTCTGGTGTACCGGCTCTCGTGATGCAGATGAGGTTATGGAGGAAATGGCAGCATTTCCAAATGGCGAGAACGATGACTTGGTGGACTCAAGCAGTCAAGCATTGATGCGATTCCGCCTTGGCGGCTTTATCCGAATTGCTTCCGATGAAGAAGATGATGAACCAATCTTCCGTCGCAAGTATGAATATTACTAAGGACATATATGGCGACCAATGTTGACAAGGGCTTGTACCAAGCACCTATGGGAATAGAACAGTTGGCTCAAGATGAGGAGCCAATTGAGATTGAGATTGTTGATCCTGATGAAGTAAATATCCATGCAGGCCCTTTGAGCATCTCTATAAAACCCGGAGATGATGAAGACGACTTTGGTGAAAACCTTGCAGAACTTATTGACGATGGTGACCTCCAGTCCATTGCCAGTGACCTGTCGGAGGACATCGACAACGACCGGAACAGTCGTAAGGACTGGGAGAAAGCCTACACCGATGGCTTAAAGCTTCTTGGTCTCCAGTTTGAAGAGCGAACAGAACCGTGGCAAGGAGCTTCTGGGGTGTTCCACCCCATGATTACTGAGGCAGTTGTAAGGTTCCAGTCAGAGACCATCACAGAGATGTTCCCGGCACAAGGGCCTGTACGTACAAAGATTATCGGAAAAGAAACCCCGGAGAAGAAGGAAGCAGCAGTTCGTGTTGAAGAAGACATGAACTATGAACTCACTGAGGTAATGCGTGAGTTCCGCCCTGAACATGAGCGGATGCTGTGGAGTCTTCCTGCTACCGGCTCTGCATTTAAGAAGGTCTACTACGACCCTAATCTAGGTCGGCAGGTCTCCATGTTTGTCCCCGCAGAGGACATCATTCTCCCCTATGGAACGACCGACCTAGACACCTGCTACCGCTTAACGCATGTCATGCGTAAGACCAAGAACGAGATTCTTAAATTGCAGGAAAGCGGCTTCTACCGGGCTGTAGAGTTGGGTGAGCCGGACAAGAACAAGAGCGACATCCAACAGGCCAAAGACAAAGAGACTGGATTTAGTGATTTAAACGACGACCGCTACACCCTCTACGAGGTTCATGTAGACCTAGACCTCCCCGGATATGAGGACATTAACTCCGACGGAGAAGAGACAGAGATTGGTCTGCCTTATGTTGTCACCTTCGTCAAAGGTACAAATGATATTCTGGCTATCCGCCGCAACTGGGAACCGGACGACGAACTGCGTTTAAAGCGCCAGCACTTCGTCCATTACCAATACATCCCCGGCTTTGGGGCATATGGCTTTGGTCTGTTCCACCTCATTGGTGGATTTGCCAAGAGCGCCACCAGCATCATGCGCCAGCTTATTGATGCAGGAACTCTGTCTAATCTTCCGGGAGGATTAAAGTCCCGTGGATTACGGATTAAGGCAGACGACACCCCCATCCAGCCGGGAGAGTTCCGGGATGTAGACATTGGTTCTGGGGCTTTGCGGGACAACATCCTGCCCCTGCCTTACAAAGAACCTAGTCAAGTCCTCGCAGCTCTACTGGGAACCATCGTTGATGAAGGCCGCAGGTTTGCTGCCACCGCAGACCTCAAGGTCAGCGACATGTCTTCTCAAGCTCCGGTTGGAACCACTCTGGCTTTGCTAGAGCGTCAACTGAAGGTAATGACCGCAGTCCAAGCCCGCCTGCATTACACGTTTAAACAAGAACTTGGTCTTCTTGCAGAAATTATTCGGGACTACACAGAGCCTGATTACGACTACGACCCTGATACGTCAAACCGCAGTGCAAAACAAAAGGACTACGACTACGTGGAAATCATTCCCGTAAGCGACCCTAACGCAGCCACCATGAGTCAACGGGTGGTTCAGTATCAAGCTGTGATTCAGATGGCACAGATGGCTCCTGACATCTATGACCTTCCGCAACTGCACCGTCGGATGTTAGAGGTCTTGGGTATTAAAAACGCAGAGAAGTTGGTCAAGCTCCCAGATGACCAAAAGCCAAAAGACCCCGTCACGGAAAACATGTCAATCATCAAAGGAGAACCTGTAAAGGCGTTCTTCTACCAAGACCAACAGGCACATATACAAGTGCATATGGCAATGATGCAAGACCCAAGTATTGCTCAGTTAATTGGTCAGAACCCTAAAGCGCCAATGATTCAAGCGGCCCTCATGGCTCACATTTCAGAGCATGTGGCTTTTGACTATAGGTTAAAAATTGAAAATAGTATGGGAATACCGCTTCCACCTGAAGGTGAAGAGCTTCCTCCTCAGGTTGAATTGTCGCTGTCTTCAATGATGGCTCAGGCCGCTCAACAGGTTCTTCAGCAGGGTAAAGCACAGGCCGCTCAACAGCAAGCCCAACAGCAAGCTCAAGACCCGTTGGTTCAACTGCAACAACAGGAAATGCAGCTTAAACAGGGTGGCCTGCAATTAGAGGTGCAGAAGGTACAACAACAGTTCCAGCTTGAACAAGAACGTTTAAACATTGAAAAACAGCGCATGGTTCTTGATTCAGCCGCTAAGGCTGACGCTAACAACATCCGCAAGGAAGAGAATCAAAACAAGATGGAATTGGAAGGTCTCAAGATTGGCACTTCAATAAAAGAAAAACAAGCACGTTTGAAGTATGAACAAGAAAGCACAGGGGTTCGCCTTGGCGCTGACATCGCAAAAAACAACGCTAACTTAGGTTCTCAAACAAGGGGCACAGAATGATTCAAAACTTCGCACGCGTATTGCGCGAACAAATACGCATTGACATGAACAATTATGCAGACGACATGGCTGGTGGGGCCTGTAAGTCTTTTGAAGAGTACCAAAAACTTTGCGGGGTGATTCAAGGCCTAGCTACCGCAGAGTCCTACTTATTGGCCTTGCTAAAGAAAGTTGAAGATTCAGATGAGTAACATCATTTTGCCTCCGGGGGTAGTAATGCCCGCGCCAATCCAAACGTCAGAAGAACCTGATGCAGAAATGACAGACGCAGAGAAAGCCAAACAGCTTCCAGAACCATCTGGGTACAGGTTGTTGTGTGTGTTGCCAGCAGTCGATGAAAAGATTGAAGGCACTAGCCTCCTCAAGTCGAGAGACATGATGAAGCGTGAAGAAGTAACTACAGCAGTTTTGTTTGTGGTCAAAGTTGGCCCAGACGCATATTCCGACAAAGAAAAGTTTCCTAGCGGGCCTTGGTGCAAGCAGGGTGACTTCATCATGGTTCGCACCTACGCAGGTACGCGATTCAAGATGTACGGTCAGGAAATGCGCTATATCAACGATGACCAAGTTGAAGGTGTTGTGCAAGACCCCCGTGGAATCACCCACGCCTAAGGAGAAATCATGGCAGAGTTTAAATTTCCAGACGAGTTGGAAAACGAAAAGTCAGTTGAAATTGAATCTAATGCAGATGAGATTGAAATTGAAGTCGTAGACGACACCCCTCCAGCCGACCGAGGACGTAAAGCCTTGGACAAGGAGGTTGAAGATCCCACAGATGAGGAAATTGCCTCATATGGTGACAAAGTTAAGGTGCGGATTAAGGAATTAACCCATGCCCGACACGATGAACGCCGCGCAAAAGAGGCCTTGATGCGCGAAAAGCAGGAATTGGAGCGCATGGCGCACCATATTGTTGCCGAGAACCAACAACTTCGGCAGCATGTAAGCGCTGGAAGTCAGCATTTCCAGAACCAATCACTTCAATTAGCTGAAAATGAGCTACAAAATGCCCGTGGTCAGTATAAATCTGCACAAGAAGCTTTTGATGCAGATGCTATACTAGCTGCGCAGGAAGCATTGCTAGAGGCGAAGATGAAAGTCAACGCCATTAAGAACTACAGACCGCCCATCCAACAGGAAGAGCGACAAGAAGTTCCTCAGCAAAGCTACCGTGAACCAGAACCTCAGCTTGATGCTAAGACTCTGCGCTGGCAGGCAAAAAACCAGTGGTTTGGTTCTGACGAATTTGAAGAAGTAACCAGCTACGCATTAGGGCTGCATAAAAAACTAATGAACTCGGGCGTAAGTCCGCAAAGTGACGAGTATTTTGAAACCATAGATGCTCGCGTACGAGACAAGTTCCCAGAGGTATTTGGGAATGAGAGGTCTAGAGAGTCTTCCAGACGACTTACTTCGGTTGTTGCGCCCGCTGCTCGTTCATCGGGCGTAAAAAAGGTTCAGATGACTACCACCGCGATGGCGTTGGCTAAGAAATTTGGATTAACCCCGCAGCAATACGCTGCTCAAGTAGCTAAATTGGAGGCCTCAAATGGCAACTCGTGAATCTCGTGACCTATCCACCCGTGAAAAAGGTGCTCGTTTTGTTTATCGGCCCTCTAGTGCATTGCCAGACCCGAACCCTATCCCCGGTTTTACACACCGCTGGGTTATGACTCATCTTCTAGGCCAAATTGAGCCTACGAATATGTCTCGTAAACTTAGAGACGGATATATCCCGTGTAAGGCAATTGATTACCCGGAGCTAATGCTCCAAGGAAACGAAAAGACAGGCAATATTGAAATTGGTGGTCTCATGCTCTGCAAGATACCTACTGAAATCGCTGAAGGCATGTCTGAGTACTACACCGGGCAATCACAAGCGCAGATGGAAGCGGTAGACAACAGTTTTATGCGTCAAAGTGATCCGCGTATGCCGTTGACTATGGAAAAACGCTCTAGTTCAACGCGTGGGCGGTTGTAAATTTTATTTTTAGGAGTCCTTTATGGCTTATCCTGTTGTATCAGCACCCTATGGGCTGTTGCCGCAGAACCTAATTGGCGGTCAAGTATTTGCTGGTTCCACCCGCATGTACAACATCCAGTATGGTTACGCGACCGACATCTTCTACGGTGATTTCGTTGTTCTATCCCGTGGCAATGTAACCCGCGCCTCGGTTTCTACTGGCACTGGTCTGAATCAGACCGTCGGTATCTTCCTAGGCTGCACCTTTACCAACCCCACGACTAAGCAAAAGATGTTCTCTCAATATTGGACCGCAAGCACCACTGCCGGTGACTGCCAAGCCTATATTTTGGATGACCCCGATGCTGTGTTTAAAGCGGTTGTTTGCAGTTCCGGTACTACTATTGCTTCTGGCGCTATGGCGATGATTGGCACTAACCTGTCAGCTATCAACAATACGGGCAGCACCACCACTGGTAATTCTGCTAACGCAGTTTTGGCTCCTTCAGCTACTCCTGTAACAACTACCTTGCCTTTGCGTTTGGTTGGTTTGGTACAAGAGTCTGCTATTTCAGTAAGTGCAACTGGTTCTTCATCTTCTACAACTATTACCTTAACTGGTACTGGCTTGCCTAGCGCAATCCCTGTTGGAACAGATGTAGCCTACATTGCAGCAAATGGACAAATCATTCAAACAGGTTCTTTTGTAACCGTCGCTGCGGCAGCCGCTGCAACGTCAGTTACGATTAACGCTGCGATTGCAGTCCCCGGAAGTGTTACAGCTATTCCTAGCTCATCCACTATTGTGTTCACCCAGTTTCCTGAAGTATTGGTTAAATTTAACCAAGCACTGCATGGTTACTACTCTGCCACTGGTGCATAAGGAGCTAAATCATGGCTATTTCACGCGCACAACTATTGAAAGAGCTCCTGCCGGGACTTAACGCTTTGTTTGGTCTTGAGTACTCCCGTTACGGCGAAGAGCACAAGGAAATCTACGAAACCGAGAAATCGGAGCGTAGCTTTGAAGAAGAAACCAAGCTTGCTGGCTTTAGTGCTGCACCGGTTAAGAATGAGGGCTCTGCCATTGCTTATGACAATGCGCAGGAGGCTTTCACTTCCCGTTACAACCACGAAACCATCGCATTGGGCTTCTCCATCACCGAGGAAGCAGTGGAAGACAACCTGTACGACAGTCTGTCTGCCCGCTACACCAAGGCCTTGGCTCGTGGTATGGCTTACACCAAGCAGGTTAAAGCAGCATCTGTCATCAACAACGGTTTCTCCGCAGCTTATGTTGGCGGCGACGGCGTTTCGTTGTTCAGCACTGCTCACCCCTTGGTAAATGGCGGAACCAACAGCAATCGTCCCTCCACTGGCGCTGATTTAAACGAGACTTCCTTGGAAGCCGCCGTTATTCAAATCGCTGGTTGGACTGATGAAAAAGGTCTGTTGATTGCAGCCAAGCCCCGCAAGCTGGTTATCCCAGTGAATCTGATGTTCGTTGCTACCCGTTTGTTGGAAACCAGCCTCCGTGTTGGCACTACCGACAACGATATCAACGCGCTGAAGAACAATGGTTCTATCCCCGAAGGCTACTGTGTCAACCACTTCTTGACAGACGCTAACGGCTGGTATCTGACCACTGACGTGCCTAACGGTATGAAGCACTTTGAGCGTATGCCTCTGACCAATAGCATGGACGGCGACTTTGATACCGGCAACGTCCGTTACAAGGCCCGTGAGCGTTATTCGTTCGGCTGGTCTGACCCTCTGGGTATGTTTGGTTCCCCCGGAGCCTAAGGTTTAAACACCTTTGAGAGAGGCCCCTTCGGGGGCCTTTTTCATTGCCTGCCATCAGAAAATGGTGTATAGTGTTCTCACTCCGGGGTTACCGGCGTATCAAACTGTCCCGGCAGACGACATACCGATTGATGCGCTTCACTTGTATGTAAGGACTCA